GAAAGAACTTAAAATTATAGACCTGACCCTCCGTATGTTCATAGACCCTGTACTGGAACTAGACCTTGGATTGCTTGAAGAACATCTAGTAGACGTTCGTGATAGGAAAGATAAGTTGTTAGAAGAAGCAGGGGTTAGCAAAGAAGACTTGATGAGTAATCCCAAGTTTGCAGAACTGCTTACTCAACTTGGGGTAACGCCTCCCACCAAGATAAGCCCCACCACAGACAAAGAAACTTTAGCTCTCGCCAAGAGTGACGAAGGTTTTAAGGCTCTGGAAGAGCATGAAGATGTACGTGTTCAAAGTTTGGTGGCGGCAAGACTTGGCAACAAAAGCACGCTAGAAGAAACTCGCACGCAACGGTTCATTGACATAGCCAAGCGCGGCACTTTACCTATACCTATTAAATACTACGCGGCTCACACAGGGCGTTGGGGCGGTGCCGACAAGATCAACATACAGAACTTACCTAGCCGTGGCCCTAACGGAAAGAAACTGAAGAACAGCATCATTGCGCCAGAAGGGTACAAATTGATAGATGCAGACTCATCGCAGATAGAAGCTAGGGTACTCGCGTGGCTGGCAGGGCAAGATGATTTGGTAGAAGCGTTTGCTAACGGAGAGGATGTATATAAAAAGATGGCCTCTCGCATATACAACATTGCCGAAGAAGACATAACCAAAGACCAAAGGTTTGTCGGTAAGACCACCATACTCGGTGCAGGATATGGCATGGGGGCGGTACGCTTTCAAGATCAGTTGAAGGTGTCAGGGGTCACTATGGATCTGGATGAGGCAAGGCGCGTTATTAAGATATACAGAGATACTAATTGGAAGATAAGTCACCTGTGGCGTGAAGCTCAGAATATGCTCATAAACCTTTCAAGGGAAGATGAGTGTGTACTTGGTAGAGAAGGAGTATTAGGGTGCAGCTTTTCCCCGGTAAAGATAAAGGTTCCTTCTGGAATGTACATATATTATAACGACCTAGAGGTGGAGCAGGACGAAAAAGGTTTACAGTTTACGTACAAAGTTCGCAGAGGGCGCAACAAGATATACGGTGGTAAGGTGGTGGAGAATGTCTGCCAAGCGATTGCACGTTGCATTATTGGCGAACAGATGCTACAAATAGCTAAGAAGTATCGAGTCGTGTTAACCGTACATGACTCGGTTGTTTGTTGTGTACCCGATGCAGAGGTTTCGGATGCACAGTCGTACATTGAAGAATGTATGAGGTGGACTCCTGATTGGGCAGAAGGTCTGCCTATTGACTGCGAGTCAGGTGTGGGTGATAGCTATGGAGAATGCGAGTAGCATTGTGCCTTGGTCTTTTAGTAAGGCCAAAGCGTTTGAACAATGTCCCAAGCAGTTTTACCACATGAAAGTGTTAAAGCAGTATGAGGACAAAGAAACGGAGGCCATGCGGTACGGCACACTGATGCACGAGGCGGCTGAGAGGTACGTGCGTGACAAAGAGCCGTTGCCCAGAGCCTTTGAATATGTGCAACCTGTATTGGATTCATTAACCACCAAACAAGGTGAGAAGCTCTGCGAGTTTAAGATGGGGCTGACAGAAGGATTAGATCCTTGTGGCTTTTATGCCGATGATGTGTGGTGGCGAGGGATAGCTGACTTAGTGATACTTGATACAGATAGCCAGTTAGCTTGGGTGATTGATTACAAGACAGGTAAGTCTGCAAGGTATGCAGATAAAGGACAGTTAGAGTTGATGGCAATGGCGATGTTTAAACATTTCCCTGCAATCAAAGAAGTACGTGCCGGACTGTTGTTTGTGGTGTGTAACGAGTTTATTAAAGAAAAATATAAACAGACAGACCAGACGTTGCTATGGGCTAAATGGACAAATGCTTTTGCGCTGATGCGAGAGTCTTTGGACAATGACGTTTGGAATCCTAAACCTAGTGGGCTGTGTCGAAATCATTGTGCAGTCCTTGAATGTGTACATAACGGGAGGAATTAATGCCTTACAAGAACAAGCCAAGACCTTATAAGAAAGAGTATGAGCAACAAAAGGAAAGGGGGGAGCATGGCAATCGTATGGAACGCCAGAAAGCAAGGCGTAAGATGGATAAGACAGGAGTTGATAAAAATAAAAACGGTAAAGCCGATAAACGCGAAGGCAAAGACATAAGCCACAACAAAGCTCTTAGCAAAGGCGGCTCTAACAAAGATGGAGTTCGCATAGAGAGCAAGAGCAAAAACCGAAGTCGTAACTATAAGAAGAAGTCCAGTGCGAATCGTAAGAAATAAAGCGTTATTGGTAGGGGAAGTTCGTAACTCAGACCAAATTACTGAAATAATACCAAAAAGTAAGGTACTCCCTGACGAGAAACTGTTAGTAAATTGGGGTATTGACGAGGTACACGTACTAAATAACCTTGGTGTAAAAGCTCCCTCACCCATCGAGTCGCGGTACGAATGGACAGGCAAGCTGAAACCATTTGAGCATCAAAAAGCAACAGCTTCTTTCCTCACCCTACATAGACGAGCCTTTTGTTTTAACGAGCAAGGTACAGGTAAGACTGCTAGTGCGAAGCAAGGTAAAGTGAACCGTGTACTTGTGATATGCCCCTTGTCTATTATGGACAGCGCATGGAGGGCAGACTTGTTTACGTTTGCCATGCACAGAACTGTAGACGTAGCTTATGGAGATTCTAAAAGAAGAAAAAAGATAATCAACCAAGGCGCGGATTACGTCATCATTAACTACGATGGTGTAGAGATAGTAGCCGATGAAATAGCTAACGGTGGATTCGATCTAATAATAGCTGACGAGGCCACGCATTATAAAAACGCACAGACTAAACGATGGAAAGTGTTAAACAAACTACTCACCACTAATATGTGGATATGGATGATGACCGGAACCCCTGCGGCACAATCACCCCTTGATGCTTACGGACTTGCGAAGATTATCAATCCTAATGCAGTGCCCAAGTTCTTTGGTGCTTTTAGAGATAAGGTGATGGTAAAGATCACGCAGTTCAAGTGGGTACCGAAAGAGGAGTCTGTAAATGTTGTATTCGATGCGCTTCAACCCGCGATTCGGTTTACAAAAGAAGAATGCCTTGACTTACCTGACATGGTGTATGTCAAACGTCAGATAGAAATGACACGCCAACAGAAGAAATACTACAATTTATTGAAAGACAAGATGACCATGCAAGCGGCAGGAGAACAAATTACTGCGCCCAATGCGGCTGTAAACATGAATAAGCTACTGCAAATATCATGTGGCGCGGTGTATACGGATGATGGCGAAGCCCTTGAGTTTGATATCAAACATAGATACAAAGTGCTTAAAGAAGTCATAGACGAGTCAAGCAAGAAGGTTCTTGTATTTGTACCTTTTAGACATGTCATAGATATACTTGTGGATAAGTTAGCGGTAGATGGGATTGATGCAGAGATTATCCGTGGAGATGTGTCTGCGCCAAAGCGAACAGAGATATTCAAACGCTTTCAGACAATGCCTGACCCCAAAGTGTTAGTCATACAGCCACAGTCTGCGGCTCATGGTGTGACACTGACTGCCGCTAATACGGTGGTATGGTGGGGGCCGACAAGTAGCCTTGAGACTTACGCACAGGCTAACGCAAGGGTACATAGGTCAGGGCAAGATCAAAAGTGTACGGTGGTACAACTGCAAAGTTCAGCCGTAGAAAAGCGTATCTACTCACTCTTAGACAACAGAATAAACATTCACACACGAATAATAGATTTATATAAAGATTTGCTTGACTAACTAATAAAAACATAATAGAGTCGAGTTTCCCAGTTTTTACTGGTGCAATGGAGAACAGCAATGGAAGAAAATAAACCTAGCTTACCCAAGCTAGTTAAGGCATTTCGCGCTCTGAGAGACGAGCGAGGCAAGCTCAAAGAAAGTTATAAGAAAGAGGATAAAACTCTTGAGACGAAGCAAGATAAGATCAAGGAGGTCTTACTCGCTCATTGTCGAGAGAATGATATCAACTCTGTAAAAACTAATGAAGGCACTTTTACCCGATCCAAGAAAGTCAATTATTGGACTAACGATTGGGAGAAGCTTCATGAGTTTATTCTTGAGCATGAGATACCTGATATCTTGCAAAGAAGAATATCTCAAACCAACCTCAAAGAGTGGTTAGAGGAAGAGGAACACAAAGGTCTTCTACCTAAAGGCTTGCAAGCAGACGCGGAATACACAATTACGATTCAGAAACCGCGAGGCACATGATGAGCGAGTACGTGACAATCAACGCTGTGGCAAAGAAGTTTGATGTAAGCATATCTACTGTGAGAGTTTGGCTACGCAAAAACTACATCCCTAGAAATACTTATATAAAGGTGGGTAACACCTATCGTTTCAAGCTTGATGAGATAGAACACCATTTCAAAGGCAACAGCGAACCTGAAACTCCTTGGCAAGAAACTCTAGCTGTAGAAGAGGGTATGCCAGAGTTAAACTTAGACGAAGATGTATGAAAAAAATTAGCATACGCAACGGCAAATTCAGTGTAGGCCACAAAGACTATTACGAACAAGAAAGTCAGGACTTCATTGAGGTTGTAATTGTGAACGCTAGTTCAGTGCAGAGGGTTTATTACGAGGGTGATTATGATCCCACTAACCCACAAGCACCTGTATGTTGGTCGTCAGATACGCAACAACCCGACAGTGTTGTAGACCAAAAACAGTCTGTACATTGTATGGATTGCTCGCACGCTGTTCGTGGTAGTGCGCCCAATGGTGGACGATCTTGTAAGTTTTCACAGAAACTAGCAGTAGTTTTTGAAAATGATTTATATGACGTACACCAACTACAAGTCCCTGCTAATAGTATATTTGGTAGGGCACAACAAGGGCACATGCCCTTACAAGAGTACGCAAAATTCTTGAGTAAAAACGATACTCCTGCATTGACAGTGTTTACAAAAATCTACTTTGATCGGGAAAGTACATTCCCAAAGTTATTTTTTAACCCTGTTCGCGCAGCGGAGAAATGCGAACTTAAATTACTACAAAACATAGTCGGGCATCCAGACTCGACTGAAGCAATAACGCTTAACTACAATGTAATGGAGAACAAAGAAGTGGAATATATTATTGAAAGTGCAACTGTTTTTTGGCCTAAGTTAGACCAACCCTATCATTTTGATACGAGTAAAAATATTAGTAAGCCTTGTAGTGCTGATACAGAAAACGCGGCTTTTGAAGTTGACGTTCACCTTGATTGGAAACAAGCAAAAAAACTCCGTGATGCGATGAAGAAGTATCATGAAGAAGAGGGTACAGGGTCGTTTATTGATGGCTTTACTTATGTAGATTCACAAACAGGAAAAGAGATACCTGCGGAAGAAGCCAAAAAGATTGACAAAGAAAAGCGCACTTGGAGGAAAAAATGTAGGGTGAAGGCTAAATATAGTTGGGGTCACACACAAAAACCTCAAATGATTAAAGCTAATCTACAACCTTGCCCTGACGATTTTCAACTGACTACTGGCAGTACGGTAAACATAAAGGTTTCTTTTACTCAGTACGACGTTGGGACAGGCACGGTAAACTGTCACCCAAAGGCTGTACAGGTACTCAGTCTGGCAGAGCGTAAAGAAACGGCCACCGGATTTCAAGCGGTGGAAGGTTATGGCTCAAGCGACGATGATCCGACTAGCGGTTTTACTGCGGTTAGCGAGGAGCCTGTAAAACAAGAAGCAAGCAACGATGACTTTGACGATGAACCTGAAGAACCCAAGAAGGTCGCAAAGAAAGAGAAACCTTCTCCTAAAGTCAAAGATGATGACGATGATTTGAATGCCATCATTGATGAATGGGGTGACGATTAGTCAAGTTTGCTAGGGATAGAGAGTTATCAATTCTCTTGAAGGGTAACATCATTTCGTGGATGGGTGAGTTACCCATTCCCTAGCATCTTATTTTCAGGTGAGATTATGAATACCAACGACTTATTACGCGCGATAGTTGGTCACTCAGGATTCTACTGTTTATTTGCCGCTAACAAAGTCACTTCCAAACGAACGCAAAGGTTTTACGAAGATGTAGATATACTTATATCTGAAGGGAATGATTTAGATAAGCTAGGGTACGATGTATATTTCGCACTCGCGGCATTTGAAGAGAAGGGTTCAAGAAGAGCAGATAATGTAAAACACTTACATAGTTTTTTCTTAGATTTAGATTGTGGCCCAAGCAAAGATTACTTAACCAAGATTGAGGCTTTACGCGCTCTTGGAGAGTTTTGTACTAAAATTAGTTTACCCAAACCTATATGTGCTGATTCTGGCAGGGGCATACATGCATACTGG